CTGGACAGGCGCCCACGGTCACGGTACAGGTTGTCTTGTCCCCGGGCGCCGGTGTGCTGGCCTACACCGGTGCGCAGCCCGCATTCGGGTCAGGCTTCGCCGTAGTGCCGCCAACGGGTGCACTGACCTATGGGCCGGTGGCGGCGGTGGTGGTCAAGAACGCCACCGTCATTCCGGCCACGGGTACGTTCAACTATGCCGGTGTCAGCTCGCAGCTGAACGGCATGACCAACGAGTCGCCGCCTAGCGGGTCGTTGACGTTCGCGGGCTACGCGCCGCAGCTGGGCTTCGCCGTTGTCCCGGGGACAGGTGCGCTGACCTACGTCGGTGAGTTACGGTTCCGAGACATGGGGATTCACCCCGGCACCGGCGCGCTGGCCTTCACGGGCCTCGCACCGCAGCAGTTTGGTGGGGCACCGTTGATCCCGGACACGGGCGCGTTGTCATTCGACGGTTCTGCCCCATTGGTCTTGGCGGGGATTGTACCGATGGCTGGCGCGCTGGCCTTTGCCAGTGACCCGCCGCAGGTGCTGCAGACTTTCAGCGTCGCGCCGAACTGCGGCGCGCTGGCCTTTGCCGGGCAGGTGCCGGGCGTGGTCATGGCGCCGGCGATTCTGTACACGCAGGACTTAGACTTCACGGTTTACCTGCGGGAACGAGCGTTTACTGTGCAGCTGGCGAAGCGGTTGTTCACTGTCTACACGAGCGGAGCAAGCGGTATGAACGGTGACCCCCCATCAAACTACTTCGACATTTTGGACAAGGAAGAGGCGCGGGTATTGACCTTTGACTTCAGCGCGGACTTGCTGCCCGGGGAAGTGCTTACGGGAACCCCGGAGGTTGTTATCACCACAGTCATGGGTGTAGACCCCAACGCACTGGATCGGTTGCTCGGCGGTAATGCCTTCGATACGACCTTCATGAAGTATTTCGTGCCGGTGAACGGTGGATTGACCAATGCCCCCACGGACGACATCGACTATTTGATCCGAGTTGTTTCTGCAACGAGCAACCCACCCAAGACGTTGACCTGCACCGGCATCCTGCCGGTGCGCAAGCTGTAGGGGTCCGCCATGCCGCTCAAGAAAGGCTCTTCATCGGAAACGATCTCGGCCAACATTGCAGAGCTCATCAAGGCTGGGCACCCGGCGAAACAGGCGGCAGCCATCGCGTACAAAGAGGCCGGCAAGGACACCAGCGACGCCTTGCTGTCCATTCTTGGCGCCAAGATCCGCGAGTTGATGCAGGGTGGTGCGGATGCACTGAAGGCCGTGGCAGACGCGATGGAGGCCCCTGACTGTTCCTTGGTCCGCGACCGCCAACACTTTTCTGCGGTGCAGATGTACGACCGCAGCATGAACTATTACACCACCGAAACGGTGGGGAAGTCCCGGCGCATTACTCCCGAGGGTTTCCTGCTCTGCGAGAACGTGGCCATTGCGCGCATTGGCGAGCAGTTGTATGCCGCCAGCGAGGTTCCGGTCGAGGCTAATGGCGCCGGGGAGATTTGGATCGAGCGGCCCCCCGAGGAGGTATTCCGCCCGGAGACCATTGCCAGCTTCGAAGGCAAGCCGGTCACGGTGGAGCATCCAAATGAGTTTGTGACCCCGGACAATTGGCGCGACCTCACGGTCGGCGTGGTGCAGAACGTGCGCCGGGGTGAAGGCATCGAGGACGATTTTCTGGTGGCCGACCTTCTGATCACTGAGGCGGATGCCATCGCCTACGTGAATAGGGACCTGCCGGAACTGTCGGCGGGATACAACGCCGAGTACGAACAGCTGGAGGCTGGGCGCGGCGTACAGCGCAGCATTATTGGCAATCACGTCGCTTTGGTTGAGAGGGGCCGCGCCGGCCCCCGCGTTTCTATTAAGGACACAGGAGTACACACGATGGCTGGTTCAAAGAAGTGGATGGAGCGCGTCCGCGCGGCGTTCAAGACGCGCGATGAGAAGGCGCTGGATGCGCTCGAGGAGGAGATGGGTGGCGGTGAAGGCAACGACAAGGCGATGGATGCCTATGACAAGCGCATCGGCGACATCGAGTCGGGACTGAAGGTCGTCACCGACTGGGTGGAGTCGGAGAAGGCCAAGGATGCCGCCGACAAGGCCGCCAAGGATGTTGCCGACGCCGCCGACAAGGCCGCCAAGGATGCTGCCGACAAGGCCGCCAAGGACGCCGCCGATGCCGCCGAGAAGACCAAGAAGGAGCTCGAGGAGATGGGCGATACGGTTGTCGAGGCCGAAGGCCCCGGTGCTGTTTTGGCGCTGGGCAAAGTCTATACTGGTGACAGTGTGGACCCGCTACGCGAAATTGCGGCGCGTGCCGAGCTGCTGGCCCCGGGCATAGCCCTCCCGACCGTGGACTCCATCAAGGGTAACCGTGGCGTGTTACTCACGGCGTTTATGCGCAGCGCGCTGACGCAGTGCCAGACGCGTGACGCGGAGTTGGTGGCCCCATTCCTGATGGGCCAGAAGATCGAGAACCTCACGGGTACCGCCCTTGTGGGTGCCTTCAACGGTGCGGCTGCGCTCGTGCGCACCCGCAACAATCAGCGACCGGCCGCGCTTGGGCTGTCGCAGGTGCGGGACAACGGCGGCAAGCCAACGTCACCCGCGGAGCCCAACAAGGCCAACCGCGAGTTCTGGGCGAAGCGCTCGGCCTGAACGATTCCTTTCATCAGTCACTCGGAGTAACTTTCAATGGGTAACGCAATCGTTTACCGGATGCCGTTCGGTGTCCCGGGCGACCTCAGCCGGCTCGCGGCGCAGGCCACGGTCGAGGGCCAGATTTTCGGCGCCACGGCCTTTACGGCCTACGGCGTCCCGGTCAAGCTGTCGAGCGGCACCGTCATTCCGGCGGTCGGCTCGGGCGACGCGATCTACGGGTTCCTCGTGCGACCGTTCCCGGTCACTGGTGCGAGCGCCAGCGATCCGCTCGGCACCGCAGTCCCCCCGGCCACCGGCATGGCCAACGTGCTACGGCGTGGCTATCTCAACGTGTACGTGCAGCTTGGCGCTGCGACGTGCGCATTGGGCAGCGCGGTGTACTTCCGCACGGCCAGCGCCTCGGGTGGTCAGCCGTTGGGCGGCATCGAGGGCGCAACCTCGGGCAACAACACGGCGATCACCGGCGCGGCCTTCATGGGTCCGGCGGACGCCAACGGCATGGCGGAAATCGCCTACAACCTGTAACGCCTTCCTTCCTTCCTTTTCGGAGAAAGATCAATGCACGCAAATCTCGTTATGCCGGATCGCCGGCTCATCGTTCCGGCGCACGTTACCCGGGTGCGCGGTACCAACAGCAGCCTCGCTTTTCGCAAGAGCGTCGAGACCCGGGACGCGATGATGACGTTCGATCAGGCGACGCTGGACTCGTCCGGTGTCTTTCTGATTGGCGAGCTCGAGCGCTTGGACCAGCGGCTGCACATGCCGCTGGCCTCGGTGACGTGGGCTCGCGATATCGACCTGCGCGAGGACGTCAGCATGGCGGACGAGGTATCCTCGTTCACCAATTCGTCCTTCGCGCAGGCGCAGGGCGTAGCGGGCTCGAATAAGGCGTGGGTCGGCAAGGACCAGAACGCCATCGTCGGTGTGTCGCTGGACATCGGCAAGACCGGCCAGCCGCTGACGCTGTGGGCCGTTCAGCTTAGCTGGACGATCCCGGAGCTCCAGTCGGCACAGAAGCTGGGTCGCCCGGTGGATGCCCAGAAGTTCGAGGGTATGCAGCTCAAGCACCAGATGGACATCGATGAGCAGGTGTACATGGGCGACACTGCGCTTGGCCTGAATGGACTGTTCAACCACAGTGCACTCGCCAATACCGGCAATGCGGTGACGGGTGGCTGGGGTACGGCAACCCCGGCGCAGATCCTCGCGGATGTCAACTCGCTGCTGACGAGCGTGTGGGCTGCCACGGGCTACGCCGTGATGCCGAACGAGCTGCGCCTCAGCCCGACCGAGTACAGCATCATCGTGTCGACGCTCATCAGCAGCGCGGGTAATATCAGCATCAAGAAGTTCCTCGAGCTGAACAACCTCGCCTCGGCCAATGGGCAGACGCTCAACATCCAGCCGGTGAAGTGGCTGACGGGGACGAACAACACCGGCAAAGGTCCGACGGCCACGAACTCGATGTTCGCGTACGTCAAGGATCCGATGCGGGTGCGCTTCCCGCTGGTACCGCTGCAGCGGACACCGCTCGAGTATCGGGACATCCGCCAGATCGTCACCTACTTCGGCCGGCTCGGTGCGGTGGAAATGGTGTACCCGGAAGTCTGCGGTCGCCGTTCCAACCTCGGCTGAGCGTCGGAGTCCCCGACACAGGAGAGGACAATGGCGAAGACAATCTTCGTGACTAAGCCCTTCGTGCTCTCCCGTGGCGGCATCGCCACGGGGGTGCCCGATACATCACTCACCTTCCCGACCGTCGGTGAGTACCAGATCCAGCCGGACGCCGCACAACACGCGTATGTCAACGGAGGTGCCGATGGCAGCATCGAGACCTTTGCGCAGACCCAGACGCGGGTGACGGCGGCAGAAACGGCGGCAGCGGCAGCTCATACCGCCGCCACCGCTGAGCGTGTTCGTGTGATGGCCCTGCTGTACACGATCACTCCGGGAACCGGTGCTTTGGGCTACACCGGCAACGCAGCGACTCGCGCCCCCTAGCTTTTAGGAGCACACCACCATGCCGATTATCAGGGTCAAGAAGACGTTCGTTTACTCGCGCCCACCGAAGGAGGGCGAAAAGCTCGCGGCGGAGAAGACCTTCCATCCCGGCGAGCACGAGGTAGACGAGGAAATGGCCAGCCATCCGTGGATCCGCGAGCACTACGCGGATGGTTGCATTGAAAGCCCGGCTGAAGCGGCAGCCCGGGCTGCGGAGACCAAGGCCGCAGCGGAGAAGGCTGCTATCGAAGCGGCACAGGTACAGGCACTGGCCGACGCAGCCTTAGCCCGGATGGCTACCGGTGCGGCTGGCACCACGGCCACAAAGGAGGAAATCGAAGCCGAGCTCAATACCCCGGTGGCAAAGCTGCGCCGGACAACCAGCAAGTAAGGCAAGGCCATGACTGTTACCGTTGCGTTGTTCCGCCAAGTATTCCGGGAATTCCGGGATATCCAAATCTACGACGATGGCCTCGTTAATTTCTGGGTTAACTTGGCGACCAACGCGACGAATGGTCCGGCCCTGTTGAACCCGGATCGCTGGGGCAACATGCTGGACCTTGGTGTGATGTTGTTCACGGCACACCACTTGGCCCTTGGCCAAATGGACCAGCAAACGGCAGGTGTCGGTGGTGTACCGGGCCAGCTCAAAGGCCCGGTGACCTCCAAGACCGTGGACAAGATATCGGCAAGTTACGAAGCCACGCGGGTTACGTTCGAGGACGCGCCGTTTTGGAACCAGACCAGCTACGGCATCCGGTTCCTGAACTACGCGCGCATGGTGGGTGCCGGTGGAGTGCACGTGCAGTGAGCCGGCTGACCATCACCAAGGACAGTGTCAACGCCGTGGTGCAGGGCATCACCAAGCTGGTTGGTAAACAGGTGCTGGTCGGCTTTCCGGAGTCCAGCACCCACGATAGCCGTGGCAACGAGGAACCGACCAACGCGACCTTGGCCTACATCCACGAGCACGGCAGTCCGGCCGCCAACATCCCGGCTCGGCCGTTCTTGGTGCCGGGGGTGGAGAACGCGGAGGACGAGAGCGTGGCCTTATTGAAGAAGGCCGTGGACTTCACCTTGGATGGCAAGCCAGCCTTGGCGGAGGAACAGCTCAACAAGGCCGGGTTGGTGGCGGTGGATTCCGCCAAGGACGTAATCAGCACGGCCAGCTTCGTGCCGCTCAAACCGGCCACGGTACGGGCGCGCAAGTACAGCCGGCAGACCAAGTCGCGGCGCAAGAGCGAGATCGAATACCTGCGACTGGTGCGCGGCGGCATGGCCCCGGCGGACGCGCAATCGGCGGTGGGCATCCAGCCGCTTGTTAACACCGGGCAGCTGCGCAACGCAATCACTTACGTTATCAGGAGAAAGAAATGAAGTTCGTTCGGATCTTTGTGGGTGTCCTGCTGGCCGTATTGGCCGGGGTGGCGGTTTCCCAGACCGGCGACGTCTTGGCCCAGTGGGCTGCGGCGCAGAATGCACCCAACCAAGTGGTGGCGTCCCCTGCCAGCGGTAACGGTGTCGTCAAGCTGCGGGCGTTGGTCCCTGCTGACCTGCCGGCACCCATCAGTGCAGGCTCCACGTTCACCATTACTTCCGGCTGTGCCACGGTCAGCTCGTTGACGGGGGGTCCGACCACGGGCAGCTTCGTCACGACCACCACCGGTACCTGCGCCGCCGTGCTGGCGCTACCAACCGCGCCACATGGCTGGATGTGCACGGCCAACGATATCACCCATCCGGTGGTGTTCACCCAGACCGCGACCGGGACAGCATCCTGTACGGTGTCCGCAACCACCACCAGCGGCGACACCATCCTGTTCGAGGCCGTGGGTTACTGACCATGCCCAGCTTCGACGTTAGCGACATCCTGCTCGACCCGGAGTGGATGACTACTAACCTCGTGTGCGTGCGGTCCACGGAGACGGTTGGGGCCAACGGCATTGGCGTGGAGACCATCAAGAACACGACCTTCGCTGGAGTTGTGACCAGCGACCAAGGCGACGTATTGAGCCGGCTGGAAGGCAGCAGCCGCACTGCTGGCAATGTCCTTATTCACACCCGGTTCGTGCTGCGGGAGAGCCACGAAGGTAACGCGGCCGACATGGTGATTTGGAATGGGGTGAAGTACACCGTATCCAAGGTCAATGACTACAGCAGTTATGGCCGGGGTTTTGTGGCCGCGACCTGTGACCTGCTACCGATGTCGGACTAACCCATGCCAAACGATTCCACCACCGGCGGCCCGCTGCTCCCGAACGTTCCGGAGCCACTGGAGGACGCTGACCTTGTCGCCATCTTCCAGCAGCTGGTGGCGGGCCTCACTGGCATTGATGGCACGTTGATACGACCTCGCTGGCAGGCTGTCCCGCCACAGCAACCGGATGCGAACACCAACTGGTGCGCGCTGGGCGTGGCCACGGAGACCGCCGACGACAACCCGTCCATTGTGCACGACGGCAATTCGGGCAGCGGGCCGACGCAGGGTGTGGACATCTACGTTCGGCACGAGGAGATTGAAGTCTATACCACGTTCTACGGCCCGGGTGCGCAGGCCGCTGGCAAGCGGCTGCGCGACGGCATTGCCATGCCGCAGAACAGCGAGGCGCTGCACCCGTCTGACATTCGCTGGGTGTCCTGCGGTCCCCTGCGGGCCGTTCCTGAAGTGGTCAACCAGCAATGGATTCGGCGTTACGACATGTTGCTGCTGTTCCGGCGCAAGGTCACGCGCACCTACGGTGTGCGTAACATCGCCAGCAGCGACAGCACAATCACTGATGACTATGGCGTAGTGACACCGATCCCGGTGTCTGGTCCCTAATTGGAGCTTACGCAATGCTTAACACCGGCCTGAACCTCAACGACGTTGTCAACGTCACCGTACTGCTGGCGCCGACTGCGGCACAGCAGCGTAACTTCGGGAGCCTGCTGATCCTCGGTGATTCAGCGATCATCGATACGACGCAGCGCATGCGCCTATACACGTCGCTGGCCGGATTTGCCGGGGACTTCGGTTCCACCACCCCGGAATATCTGGCCGCTGCATTGTTCTTCAGCCAGTCGCCAACGCCGCAGCAGCTGTACATTGGCCGTTGGGCCAGTGGCGCGACCAGCGGCGTGCTGC